GAGTGCTTAAACGGTGGCCCTTGAAGATTTAGAAGTTAATGTCGGCGGGACGTCCATCAAAGGCGTTTGGATCGCTATTGTACTCACATTTGGTTCAACAATTGGGGGCGGAATCTGGGCGGCCTCTCAGTTCTTTGCACAGCTAAATGAACAATCCGAGGCGGTGATTGCCGCCACAACGCAGGCTGAGGGTTTGGCTACGCGCTTTGATGACTTGCGTGAATCAAACGCCACGCGCTTACAGGCGATGGATGTGAAGCTGTCGAACATGGAGCAGGCCATGACAGCCGCAGACGTTGAGAACTTGCAAGGTAAGCTCGCAGAACTTGGCGCAAACCTCGTACAAATTATGGATGCACAGCAAGAGCTACTGGACTTACGTGATCGTATTAGTACAGTAGAAAAAACATCGTCTGAAACAGAGCTACGTGTTTCTGGTAAATTAGACGCACTACAGACGTTGGATGAACGTTTAAAGCGCTTTGAGCGCGACATGGACGACCTTTGGATGGCAATCGATGCTACTAACCCGCTAGGTGGAAACTAATGGACACGGCACACGAAGCATTAAAAAGAATAGAAATACACCAAGCTGAGTGCGAAGTGTTACGAAAATCCATCGACGATCGTCTGGATCGCATTGAAAAAAGGCTTGATGACGGTGGCGGACAATTTAAGCGCCTTGAACGCATGATCTGGGGTAATACTGTTCTTGTTGTTAGCCTACTCAAAGGCATGGAGTATTTCACATGAATTTTGACAAACTAAAAGGCGTTATCGGTGGCCTAGCTCCCACACTTGGATCGGCTCTAGGTGGTCCTGTAGGTGGTGCGGCGGCATCCATGTTGGCAGATGTGTTGGGTTGTGACCCTGTGCCTGCCAAGCTCGAAAAGGCTATTGCTCAAGCCTCACCTGAGCAGATTGCTGAAATCAAAAAAGCGGAACTTAACTTTGAAGCGAGAATGAAGGAGCTAGACGTTGACATCTTCGCACTGGAAGCGCAGGACAAACAAAACGCCAGAGCAACCTTTGCGGAAGACTGGACCGCGCGAGCCATCGCTCTTATCAGCGTTGCTCTTTTTGGCGGTTATGTCCTCCTCGTTACTATACAGCCTCCTGACGCAAACGACGACGGGATAGTCAATCTGGTTCTCGGATACCTCGGTGGAATTGTGTCTTCTGTGGTAAGTTTTTACTTTGGTGCGAGTCAGAAGGGAAATAAATGAGTAAGCTCGTTGCACAATTAAAGCGTCATGAGGGCGTAAAGAGCCACGCATACAAGTGCACTGCGAACATGATTACAGTGGGCGTAGGCCGTAATATCGACGAAAACGGCGGTATTGGGCTGTCTGACGACGAGATCAACTACCTGCTGGAAAACGACATTAAGCGGTGCAAGCAGGAACTCATATCCTTGTCGTGGTTCATAGACCTCGATTCGGTGCGTCAGGATGCCATCGTAAACCTTTGCTTTAACCTTGGCTTGACTCGTCTGATGGGTTTTAAGAACGCTATGGCGGCTATGGCTGAAGGTGATTACGAGAGAGCGGCTGATGAGTTTTATGACTCACGCTGGGCCAAGCAAGTAAAGTCACGAGCCGATGAAGTCTGTGAGATGATCCGTACAGGTCGATACCCTGAGTAGGCACTATGACAAATGCGCTTCTTAAGGACTTTGATGTCCTGAGCCGACAGGAACAACAAGAGGCGCTTGCGCTTCTCGACCGGTACAAAAAACTCGACAAACAAGATTCTTGTCAAAAAGATTTTATTCGCTTTGTGAAGAGCCAGTGGCCGGATTTTGTTGAAGGCAGGCACCACAAAATCATCGGCGAAAAGTTCAATAAGATTGCGCAGGGCAAGCTGAAACGCTTGATCGTATGCCTGCCGCCACGACACACCAAATCAGAGTTTGCATCGACCTTTTTTCCTGCATGGATGATGGGCCTTCGTGGCAACCTCAAGATCATTCAAACAACGCACACCGCAGAGCTGGCCGTGCGCTTCGGACGTCGCGTCAGAAACATCATTGACTCTGATGACTATAAACAAGTTTTCCCGAGTTTGAAGCTACAGGCTGATAACAAGTCAGCAGGTAGATGGACTACAAATCAGGGGGGTGAATCCTTCTACGCAGGTGTGGGCGGTGCGATTACCGGTCGTGGTGCAGACCTGCTGATCATCGATGACCCTGTATCGGAGCAAGACGCCCTGAGCCCTACTGCCATGGATTCTGTGTACGAGTGGTACACCTCTGGTCCTCGTCAGCGTCTACAGCCGGGCGGCATCATTGTTATCGTTATGACACGATGGTCTACAAAAGACCTCGTGGGCAAGGTACTCAAGAAACAGGGAGATGATCACGCCGACCAATGGGAAGTAGTTGAGTTCCCTGCGATCATGCCTGAATCTGAAGAGCCGCTATGGCCTGAGTATTGGAAGAAAGAAGAACTGCTGTCGGTGAAAGCGTCACTGCCTATTGCCAAGTGGAATGCGCAGTGGATGCAGAATCCGACAGCGGAAGAAGGATCGATCGTCAAGCGTGAGTGGTGGAATACGTGGGATGAAGACTATGTCCCGCAGTATGAGTATGTCATTCAGAGCTACGACACGGCGTTCTCTAAAAAAGAAACCGCTGACTACTCGGCTATCACTACGTGGGCTGTGTTTAAGCCAAAAGACGGCGATCCTGATCAAATAATCTTGCTTGACGCAAAGCGCGTCCGCGTTGACTTCCCTGAGCTTAAAAAGCTTGCGTGGGATGAATACAAATACTGGGAGCCAGACTGTGTCCTTATCGAGGCCAAAGCATCTGGTACGCCATTGACGCAAGAACTGCGTCGTATGGGTATTCCGGTAACAGCCTATACGCCGAGCCGAGGGCAAGATAAGATTGCAAGAATGAATTCTGTCGCTCCGATATTTGAGTCTGGTATGGTGTGGGCGCCGGAGACACAATTTGCAGAAGAGGTGATCGAGGAAATGGCCTCGTTCCCCTACGGCGATCACGATGACTTTTGTGACTCGTCGACCATGGCGTTGATGAGATTTAGGCAAGGTGGCTTCCTATCTCTCGACAACGACAATATCGAGGAGATCAAGCCCATGAGGCGTGACAGGAAGGTGTATTACTAATGGCTATTGAAAAGCGCGAGTTAGGCACTCAAAACGACCCAGACGTAATGCCAATGGGTTCAGCCATGGAAGTGACGCCCGAGCCTACAAGGGCTGATCAAATCCGCGATGCGGCAGAGATACTGGTCACCGAGCAAGACATCCTTGTCGATGAGGAAATTGACGCGCCGGTAGAAATGGAGACGGGTGTACCGTTTGACTCTAACCTTGCTGAGTTTCTCGTCGACAGTGACTTGATGCGTGTTGCAAAAGACGCGCTGTCATCGATTGAGGCTGACAAAGAGTCTCGTGCGGATTGGGAAAAGACGTATGTCGACGGTCTTAAGTACCTTGGCATGAAGTTTGATGACTCGCGTAGCTCACCCTTTCAGGGCTCTACCGGTGTCATTCACCCCATACTTGCTGAGGCAGTCACCCAGTTTCAAGCGCAAGCTTACAAGGAAATGTTGCCTGCAAAGGGACCGGTTAAGACCGAAGTCATTGGTGCTCGAACCCCAGAGGTAGAGGCGCAGGCTTCGCGGGTAGAGGAGTTCATGAACTTTTACATCATGAATGTGATGCAAGAGTTTGATCCAGAACTGGATATGATGCTGTTCTACTTGCCATTAGCAGGCTCGGCTTTTAAGAAGGTGTACTACGACACTGCCTACCAAAAGGCTATGAGTAAGTTCATTCAGCCGCAGGACCTTATTGTGCCTTACGAGGCAACCGATATTTTCACAGCAGAGCGTGTGACTCACGTTTTGCAGATGTCCAAAAACGAGATACGCAAGCAACAGCTCAGCGGCTTCTATCGTGATGTTGAATTGACTGGCGGCAACTACAGCCTGAACCGCGATGAAATCGAAGAGCAAATCGATGAAATCGAAGGAGTAGAGCCCAGCTACAGCAACGATCGTGATCACACGGTTTATGAAGTGCATACGGTTCTTGATCTGCCCGGCTATGAGGATCTGGACGCTGACGGTAAGCCCACCGGCCTCAAACTGCCTTACATCATGACAATCGACGAATCATCTCAACGTGTTTTGGCAATTCGCCGAAACTACCTTGAGAATGATCCGCTTAAGCAAAAGATCAATTACTTTGTTCAGTATAAGTTCCTGCCCGGCCTTGGCTTTTATGGCCTCGGTCTAAGTCACATGATTGGCGGCCTAGCGAAGGCATCGACCTCTATCTTACGTCAGCTAATCGATGCAGGTACGCTCGCTAACCTACCTGCCGGTTTCAAGGCTCGTGGTATGCGCATCCGTGATGAGGATGATCCACTACAGCCGGGTGAATTTAGAGACATTGACACGACCGGCGGCAGTCTCAAAGAAAACTTGATTCCGCTACCGATTAAGGAACCCAGTAATGTCTTGATGCAGTTGCTTGGATTATTAGTGGATTCAGGAAAGCGGTTCGCGTCTATTGCCGATATGAATGTCGGCGACATGAATCAAGCGATGCCCGTAGGAACGACTGTAGCGCTCTTAGAGCGCGGCACGAAGGTTATGTCAGCTATCCACAAGCGCTTGCATTACAGCCAGCGTGTGGAGTTTCAGCTCCTTGCAAAGGTGTTTGCAGATTACCTGCCGCCGTCTTATCCCTACCTGACGGGATCGGGGCCGCAAGAAGTCAAGATTCAGGATTTTGATGGTCGCGTTGATATCATTCCAGTTAGCGATCCAAACATATTTAGCCAGAGCCAGCGGATTACCATGGCTCAAGAGCTATTGCAGTTGGTGCAGTCAAATCCCCAAATACACGGACCACAAGGGATGTATGAGGCATACCGGCGTATGTACGCGGCGCTAGGTATCGACAATGTGGAAGGACTGCTTCAGCCTCCTGCACCACCCCCCACTCCTATGCCAATCGATGCTGGCACGGAAAACTCTGGCTTTATGATGGGAGCGCCAGCACAGGCATTTCCTCAGCAGAACCATCAAGCGCACGTTGACGCGCATCGGAGTTTGTTTTTGACCGATATTGTGAAAAGCACAGCACCACTGCAAGGCGGTATTATTGCTCACATGATGCAACACTTGCAGTTTATGGCGACTGAGATGGCGCAAGAGCAATTACCAGAAGAGCTACGTGCTCAGATGGATCAGCTCAATCAAGCCGTTGCGTCGGGTCAGGTGCCACAAGAGCAGGTGCAACCGATGCAACAACAGATGAATGATATGACCGAGCAATACTCAGCGCCGATATTGGCACAGCTCACACAGGAGTTATTGATGAGCATTGGTCAAGGTAGCGATGAAGATCCGCTCGTAGAGATCCGTAAGCGTGAGCTTGAATTACGAGACAAAGAGATAGATGTAGATCAAGCGCAGTTTGAAGCGAAAGAGCAAGCTCGCAGGGATGAGAAGCTACTTGAAACAGAGATAGCACGTCAGCGTATCAATACACAGCGCGATATCAATGACGAGAAAATGGATTTAGCAATACAGCGCCTACAACAACAGGCTGAGCTAAAGCTTTTAGAATTGAACGCCAAGTTTGGAGGCACATTACAATGATCAGTTACATGAAAGAGGCTATAGAGCGTCTACGTGAGTGGAAGCGACAAAGAGCGGCAGATGAGGCGCAAGCTCGGGAAGCCGAAGCCAAGGAAAAGGCGAAGCAGAAAGCGGCTTCTGACGCACGAATTGCGGCCAAGCAGGCCAAGATTGCGGGAGTTGAGCCTGCCCCAGTTGAGGCGCCAGCTCCAGCACCTGCACCTGCGCCTGCGCCTGAAAAGACACCTGCTAAAGCTAAGGCTAAGCCTAAAGCTAAGGCTAAGCCTAAAGCTAAAGCAAAAAGCCCAGCCAAGAAAGCACCAGCAAAGGGGAAAAAGTGATGGCACTTAAAAAAGGTAAGAGCCCAAAAACTATCAGCGACAACATAAGCACAGAGGTTAAATCTGGCAGACCACACAATCAAGCTGTCGCGATTGCTATGAAGAAAGCCAAGTCCATGCGAAATGGCGGCGAGGTCAAGCGAGTGAAGAAGAAGGTTAGAGGTGGCGGTGCCGCTACTAAAGGTCTTAATTTTTACGAGATTGACTAATGCGCGAGGTTGATTTGGCCAGCTCGATCAAAAAAATGATCGAGGAACGACGTGAGCAACTGGTAACCACGTTGACAAGTGGTGCACTAACGTGCATGGAACAATACAAATATATACAAGGTGAGTTAAAGGCACTATCATTTATCGAGGAAGAAATAGCTAATCACTTTAAGGAGCGATAAATGAGTGTGGAGGGTGCTTACGTGGAACCGGATCAAGTGGTTCTTGATCCAACGCTTTTGGAAAAAAGCGCAATAGAGAGGATGCCTAACCCAGTGGGTTGGAGGATGTTGGTTTTACCTTATGCGGGTGTAGCCAAGTCCAAAGGCGGT